AACCGAGATACTTTTGAGTCATCCGCAAAGCCAGATCAGCGTTCTTCTCAGCGCCGGCGCGAATCTCAAACTCGACATATGCCGAGTATTTCGACAGCTCAGCCTCCACCGCCTTTAACAGGTTTCGGTATTGCGCCAGCCGGAACACCTGCCCCTTCGTTGGGCTCTCGAGCTTAGAGAGCGCCAACAGGTAGGCATCCAGCTTGTCGGTCAGCCCGTCATAGAGCACTTTGTAAGTACGCGCCAGCCGACCGAGTGCCTCAACGTCGTTGCGCCGCAGTGCTTTCATGAACTGATCCGCAAAGTCTGTGATAGTCGGCATCACTCACCCTGTCCAAACTGGCGCAGCAAAGCCGCGCCGATATTGTCAGTCGCCAGCCGTTCGTCAGCGATGCGCTGTTCCTCGTCAGCCCACGTATAACCCCTGCGGCCAGAGGCGGTCTGCTTGCTTACCAGCCCGAGCTCGAGATCGTTTCTGATTGCCTGCGAAACCTCATTCTCGTTTTCTGGCATCACATCTGGCCAGTCAATCTCGCCTCCATCCGTGTTGGCTGCGCCAGACAGAACCAACAGCCGGTGGTTGATTTCGATGATCGCCTCGCCGTACAATCCGCGCTTCTCTTCGAGCTTTCCTAACGCGTCCTGATAGAGCACACGCAACCCAAAGTTAGTCAGACTTCCAATCTTGTCTGCCATTGAGTCAATGTCCACCGCGCGGCTCACATCAAACAAAGCCTGCCGTAGATAGCGGATGAAATCCATGCTCGAACCCAAGTCGGATTGCATTTCGAGGTTCTGGACTAAAGCGTTTGGGTCATCCGATATTAGCATTTCATCAGCCCCCCAAGACACCTTTTCCTGTTTTAAGAAGCCCCGCGCCCATGTCTTAGGATGCGCGTGGTATTTGATAGTCTTCGCTGTGTTGCTCGAAACGAAATTGATCTTGTTCTGAAGGTCGATCAGGTCTTCGGTGATGTCAGGTCGTCCGTAGGGGCTGCCTGGCTCAGGCAGGTTCTGCCATGAGATGATCGGCGCAAAGTCAAACTCCCACATCGATTCATCCACCTTGTCCCAGCGTGAGCCGGTGCTGACATAATCAACAACAGACCAGTAACTGCTGTCTGCGTCATGCTCTATTACCTGCTTGATTGCCTTTTCTTTTTTTGTGATCGGGTCGGTGATTGTGTAGGCGATCGTGTAGCGGATCACCGTGTCCACATCCTCGGGCAGCGTGTCCATTGTCACCCACGACGGATCAAGCGCAACCAGCCTGGGAACGACTGCGCCGGTCTTATCGATTGCCCCGTTTGGCAAAATTTTAATGTAGCAAGTGCCTGATTCTGCTCCGTACATCGCCGCCTGTTTCAGCAGGTTCATTTTGCGATTGGCCGCCCAAACGCCGTCGATATAAACCTGCTCTGCAGAGTCAGACTCACCCGGCAGGTCGAAGATGGGCTCTTTGCCAAACAAATTGGCTATGCTGCGGTCAGTCAGCAGCCCGATAAAGTTGATAACGATCGCGTCATCCGGTGTCTTGATCGGCGGCTTGTGCTTGCCGCGACGGTACTCACGGGCGACATTCAACGCCTCAGAGCGTTTAGCCCAGTCAGAACCAAGCAGGGGTTCCAAAAGCCAGTTCCTAAAATTGTTCAACAAACCCATAACACCTCATCATCAGTCGTAGAACGGATTTTTAACAAACGCAACCTGCACCCGCTCAACAAGCTCTGTCATTGCCCACACCTTCGCATCCAGCCGGTTAGGGCTCTTATCCCCGGGCGTCCACAAACACAGCTCGTCCTCAAGCTGCGGGAAGCAGCCGACATGATGATCCCTGCCCTGCTCCGCAATCGCGGCGATTGGTTCCGCTCTGGTTTCTTTCCCGCGCGACGCCCAGACCAGTTTGACGTTGACATTCGGATCAACCTGCTTAATCACCGCCTCCACCATTTCGCCGCCGTTGTTCTTCTCGGCAACGATCGCGTCTGCCTTGTGCCGGTGATAAGCCGTTACTGCTGCCGTCGCCCACTCCTGCGGGCTGCCCTGCCGGCTGTCGTCGGCGATCGTGTAATAGTGGTCATTGGCGATTCCCGCTGTTATGATCCCCGCTTCATCGCCCATGCTCGAGGCGGTTGGGTCAACACCCACCACCACGCGCGAAAGGTCAGGGTGTTTCGTCACCCGCGCGGCATCAATCCGCTCGCGCTTCCAGAGCGCGCCTGGCACTTCCTCCACATCCTCAGCCAGAATCTCCATGCGGTAAGCAATGCTGGTCATGTCCTGCGCCAGCTCGTCAATCGCTTTCTGGCTGATATAAGGATTTTCTCGGCTGGCGAAGTGGAACGTCTGCCAGCGTCCGCTGGTGTCCTGTGATGCCTGCTTGAACAGCTTCGCCGCGTGCTGCGGGTCATTCGCCTTGCTGCGTGCGCGGGACTGCAGGCTGGGCGGTGTATAAATAAAAACCGCATTGCCGTCATTGTCCGCAAGCATCGGCGCGCCAACCAGTCCCCATGCGTTCTCGTTCATCATTTGAAATTCGTCGAGGATCAGCTCGTCGGCGTAGTCGCCGCGCAGGGTGTCAGCATTGAACGCCGTCTTTGCCCTGATCCGCTGTTTCGTTCCGGGCAGCTCGATATAGTGCATCGTTTCATTTTTGACGAACACGCCCCGATCAACAGGCTCCTGCAGGGCGCGTTTCACCTCGAACCAGAATGCGCCGATCTGGTCTTCCGTAGGCGCGGCGTAGAGCACCCGCTTGCCTTCCAGAAATCGCTTCACCGCCCGCTGGCTTGCCCCGACCGTCTTACCCCCGCGCCGGCCAGCGCGAATGACAACGCGTTTCGCCTCGCAGTCGACAAACTGCCGCTGGACAGCGTGCGGCTTGCGCAAGTTGACAAAAAGCTCAACCGCCGCGTTCATTCGGCTCCTCATACACCACGCGCAGGGTGATTGGCTCTGCGCCGGCGATCTCTGTTCTGTCAGTGAACAATTTATGGTGTTTTCCGATAAGGCCCAACGCCTCAAGCGCAGAGTACAGCTCAAGCTCTGTTTCTACGATCTCTCTCTCTTCACCGTCTTTACTGCGCGGCATTATCGTCGTTACCTTCTGTTTGATTTTCTTGATTAATTTCGTCTTTGGGTTGATAACCATCTCACCGTTTTCATCTTTGTGAACAAGATCGAATTCAAAACCTACAGGCGTGATATTCATCAGGTCTTTGATGTCGCCTCTGGCAATATCAGACAGTCGGGTAAGAGCTTCCTCAGCCGACATCTTGCGAGCTTCAATGGCCGCTGAGATTTCAGGTTTCTTCAGGTTTTCATTGCCAATGGAATAGGCGGTTTTTGGCGAATATCCAGCGCGAATCGCCGCCTGAGTGGCGTTGAAGTCGACCAAATATTCTTCTACAAACCGTTTTTGCCTATCGTTCATCCACTTCCCTGCCAATCACCTTTCCCCTTGCGCCCCATTAGCACCCTTGACAAATGTCAGCATATATGCTATCATTTACACATAAAAGGCAACCAGAATGAAGATCAGTCTCAGCAAACAAGCCGCCAAGTACTACGAGAAAGCCCCTGCCAACATTCAGGATAAGTTCGAGAAAGCTTTTCAATCTATTCTTGAGGGCGAGGGCGACATCAAGGCAATGCGAGGCGAGCCAGGTTTCTTTAGATTTCGCGCTGGGAGCTTTCGGATAATCTTCAGCGTCAAGGCAGATATTGTTGTGATTGAAAAGATCGGCCCGCGTGGAGATGTCTACAAAAAATAGGAGCATGTTCATGAACGAAGCTGAAAAACTTTTAGAAAAATTGAAAAATGTTCCCGCTGAAGAGCCGGACGAATGGGAGAAACAGGCTATCGCAGAGGCAAAGGCCCGCGCGCAAAGCGACAGAGAAGAACTTGTTCCGTTTGAACACGTGAAGGAAAGAGCGTTAAACGCAAACGGCCGCATATCCCTGCGCGTCCCCAGGCAGCTCCACATAGACCTCATCGAGGGTGCTGAAGAACAAGGCGTCAGCCTTAACCAGTTCATCTCTTACCTTCTTGCCTCCAGCATTGAGCGCTGACGGTCCCGTTCAGCCGTGATCTGCCGCGGATTTTTGAAATAGTCCGTCAGATCAGCCAGTTTAATTGTTTTTAGTGTCCAGTTTGTTTTTTTTCCCAAATCAGCTCCGTCTTCGCCATCATCCGCTCCCAAGTCCAAAGCACTTCACGCCCGCCGGCGAAATCAGTCGCGAAGGTTCTCGAGGTCTTCAAGCCTGCTTTCATGATTGCCTGTTATTTCTTCCAGCACACGCAGGCGGTCTTCGAGTTCATCCAGCTTTGCGTTCAGCTCCTCGATTGACGCCGGCTTGCCGTCCATCTCACCCTGCCTTGCCATCGAGCTCTTCAACGCGGGCCAGGAGCTTGACAACCTGCCGTTCGAGGTTGTCGATCTGCTTATCTCTCGCGGCAATGTCAATCCGCATCTGTTCCAACGCAGCTTTCAAGTCGCAATTTTCTTTCTCCAGCACGTTAATCCGCGCATCCTTTTCAGCAATCTCTTGCCTCGCAAGAGCCAGTTTTTTTGACGTTTCCAAACGTTCTGCCTCCAGCTCGGCAATCGTTTTCTCATATTTGTCGACCCTCGCGTTCAAGCGGTCGATCCTGAGGATCAGCACCTGAAATGCGGATGCGGTGTCAGCGTGTTTCAGGTTCAGGCGTACCGCGATAATGTCTAAGACTTTGACGATCGCTCCGCCTGACAGGGCGGCAATAATGACTGCGCCCCAGTCCATTGATTAACCTTGCGCTTTTGTCGCGGACTTCATCGCGTCGTACACCTTGCTGGCGACCAGTCCAAGCGCAAGTCCAAAGACCGCAGCCCCGAACCAGCCAGCGAATCCGATCGGCATGGCAAGGCTTATCTGATACAGAACGCCCAACACCAGCCCGATCACGAACGAGCACGCGGTGAGCGCGCTGCCCTGAACGCCGAACGACTTAACCAGTTCAACCAGTCCCATCACCACAAAAATCAGGGGTATTCCGTTCACAATTTGATCAAACTCCATTATTTCCTCCGAAAGTTAAAATAAAAATCCCGAGGCAATCACCAAACTTGGTGAACAACCTCGGGTTAGTCCTCGTCGGTTAAGCGCTTATGCGCCCTATTCAACTTCAAGAATTATGTTAGCATATATGTTTCGAAAATGCAAATTAATCACAGTCTATTTGCCTTTTGCTCTCTCAACTCTATGATCCTGATTAAAATGCCATAGCAATATTTGACTTTCTTTGAAGTCGAAAGAGATCGTCCCCCACCCAGTCTGACTGACACTCTGTACCGCCTGCAGGATCGCCTCAAGCGAGAGCGCATCAAGTCCGGAGGCTGCCAACGCGTCAGCCGCCTCTTGCCGAGTCAGTCCCAATCACCCTCTAATCCGACCAGCGCCACGACTTGGCAGTCTGTTTGTGACTGATTTCATGATTTGATCAATTTTCATATCTTCTCCAAACTACAAGTTAAAACAAAAAGCCCAAGACATCGGCCGCCATCTCAGGCGACATGTCTCGGGTGGTAAAGCCGACTTCCCTATTCGATTCTGTTATTAATAACCAAGCCGTAAAGACAAGCTATCAACTTTTGTTTTTGTCTTTACTTTCCTCTTCTGACTGCTTCAAAATACTTGTTCCAGAGCCAAAAACATTCCTCTTTGAAAAAATAAATATTCCAGCCAGGAAGCCTAAACCACCAAGAAGCGATGACAATCCAGCAAGACTATGTCCACTTATTATCAGAAATGCACCCAAGCCTAAAGCAACGCATACTACAAAAAAAGCCATAAAAAGGCCAAACATGCGGAATGAATGATATCTTTTCGACTCCTGATTATCATTCGACAATAAAAATGTATGCAGATCCCTTTTATCATCAAGAACTCGAAAATTGTATGCGATCCTTCCTCTTTGTTCTTCTTCTAAGAGTGTAAGCAGTCGTTCTGGTGCTGTTGGCACAACCTCGCCATATCTCTTAAATGATTCTGGATCTGGTAACGGCGCATTCCAAGAGCGAATCATTAACCGCTTAAGTTCTCTTCTCTTGTCATCAGGAATATCTATTTCTGGATCTGTAATGATTTCGATTGCCTGGTCAATAAGAGATGCACAGCCATCGTTTTCTACCATGAAAGGCTGTGGTTCATAAATCTCTTCAGTGTTTGATTCTATTGGGAGATTATCACCCTCTTGGCCGTCTATTCCATCAGCAGCTTCGGGTATGTCTGGCTCTTGCTCAGCCAAAGGGTCAGTTGTTTTTTCCAT